CTGCATCACCTGCTGGTTCTGCCGCTGCTTCTGGTGCAGGTGCAGGCTCTGGTGTTGCTGCTGGTGCTGGATCTTGCCAACCAGTATCATTTACAGTTTCTTGTACTGGTGCTGCTGGTTGTGGAGCAGGTGTTGGTGCAGGTGTTGTGTTTGGATCACCTGTACGTGCTGCCATACCTGCTGGACGGAAGTATTGACTCCAACGATCTGGATCATATGCTTCGCCATCTACACTTGCTTCAAACATTTCAGTAAGAACTTTAAGTTCTACTTCGCCTGGCTTTTTAGGAAGGAAGTCGTTGAGATTAAACAATCCATGATTGTTAATCGCAGCCATTTCTGCATCACCTAGTGGACGCTCTCTACGTGCCCAATTACTTGCGCCGTAGTCTGCATAGCCACCTTTTGTACCCTTTGACAAACGGAAGTCTACACCAGCAGTGTAATCTGTTGGTAGTTCTTCCATATCTGGGTCCATTAGTGCTGCTTTGATTAGTTGGAAGATTTGTGGACCAATAATGAATCTACGAATAGGATTCTCTGGTTGCGCATCTTCTTTCAATGGATCATCTACAACAAAACCTTGGAAGATATATGAACGCTTCTTCCAATACTTACGACCCATATCCTCAAGACTTGGATCTTTGAACCAACCACGTACCTCTTGTAGGATTGGGCATGATTCGCCATACATTTCCATACACGGAACTTGTACTTGTACTGGACGTGAATCAGTTTCACCTTTTACGCCAGCAAATGGAAGTTTGATCATCAAACGCTCTTTCCAAAAGAAAGTGTTTGAATCGTCGCCATCAGGCAAAAAGCGTAGCGTTGCTTGCTCGCCTTCTTTCATATTCCAAAATGGGTAAATTGCGTTATCGCCACCGCCGCTAGTGTTGCCGCTTGAACGATTTTCTTGTTCTTTGAGCTTTGCTCTAATTTCTGCTAATGATGCCATAGTTATGCCTCCTTGTTTTGCCTATGTTCTATGTGCCTAATATGTGTAGCACAAGTCTTATACTACACAAATGTATTTATCTTGTCAACTAAAAAAATCTCCAATCTTGATCATTTTCGTTAAAAATCAAGAAAGGTTTTTTGTTTATTTTCAATAGTTTACGATTTTTATTGTAAGATATATTCCATAACTTTTTGTATTCAGATTGCTTAGGTCTATCTGTGACAAAGTTTAGACCAGGAGCTGTATGTGTGATTGTAACTGGTCCAAGTTTATCAAGGTTAATCAGTTTTTCCCATTTGTCTTTGGATGTTTTAGAAAAGTAATGCATTTTAGTTAAAGTACAAAAAGTATTAAAAAGTTTCATATCATGCATACATCTGTTATAATCTATAATAAATGTTAACAAAGTATGATCTGGTTGATAATCTAGCATTGCCATTCTATACAATCCAGGATGCACATCTAACATTGGATGATTAGGTGCAATAGTTATTGGACAAAAATATTCATCAACTTGATTACTATAAAAATAATATAACTTTGTTAAATGCCACATAGGCTCATCATCATACCAGGCACCGGATCTATTATCAATGCTCACTTCATAGTAGGTATGATTTTGCATTTTTGATTCTACTTGTGCAACTAGAGCTTGTATTAAATCAAAACGATGTCTTTTTGGAGTCCAAGGATACGGTATGTTTTCTAAAAAAACGTTTTTTCTTATTTTGAATAATATAAGATCATTACGTTTTAATGCTTGTTTTAACGTATCATATGAATAAGGAACTTTAGAACCTGCATACATTTAATAATGTGGGGCTTACCTATATTATGATAAGCCCGCTAATGCCTTTACTCTTTCGGTTTCAGGATATCTGCTATCCATTGTTTTCTTTTTTCTGCGGCTTGCACACATTGCCTCTGCTTTTTGCATGAATCTAGCAGCCGGTTCAACATATTGCTCTCCGTAATCTTTTTCTACCATGGTCAATACTGCTGTTTCGCCTTTAGGAAATGTTCCGTTTTCTCTATCAAAGTAAGATAGAATGAACTCTCCGATTGGTGTTTTTTCTTTTTCTAGTGTGATATCGTCTTCGTCTGAATCTGGGTGATCTATCTTATCGCCTTTTTTCTTGCCATTCATTTTTGCTTGGCGCACTGCGTGTGCATATGCATTGCCTTCTTCTATGCCCATGTTAGCCAATAGTTCATCTACAAACTCTTCTGGTTCTGATTCAGCGTTGTTAAATGTTTTGCCTGCCTCAACTGCTAACTGTTCTAGTTCACTGTATAAGAAATCGCCTACTGGTCCGCCTTTGTTTACTAAATCCATTACCATTTGTGATGGATTATCAGCGTTGGCAATCATATCAATAATTGCTTTTACATTGCTTTCGTTTGTGCTTTGTTCAGCAAACTGACCCATTAATCCTTCAAATGCTGCTTCTAGTTCTAGTTCTTCTTTTGTTTTTTCTGCCTTGCTATATTTGTCTTTTAAACGACCTAGTTCTTCTTGACTTGCGCCTTCACGACCTGCTTGTGCAGCCTTTTTCATATATTCTTTACCGTGCTTTTTTACACCTGTGTAATACTGCAAGCCTGATTCGTCTAGGTCTTCTGGACCTAGTTCTTCTACCATAGATTCACCTACTAGATTGTAAATGTATGGAAACACATCTTTTAACTCTTCGTTAAACTGTTTTACTGTAAGTTGATCAATCCATGCTTCTTCTACATCAGTTGGTACTTGCTCCATTACTGGTGCTACAAAGTTTGCAAATGCTTCTGCATAATATGCAGGTTTTTGCAAGTTTGAGATTTCTTTTTTTACATTTTTTACTCTTGTGTTAACAATATCCATATACTCGCTAAGTGTTTCGGCCATAACACTTTTGCGACTCATGTATGTCTTGAACTTGCCTAACTTTGCTAACTCTTCGCTTAAACTTGTAATATATTGTCCAAAATCATCAAATGCATGACCACCTTCGCTAACATGAACAGCCATTGCTCTTGCACCTTGCAAATGTTTTACAGGATATTTGAACTTTTCACCTTCTGGTGTTTCGATAAAAATAGATGAAATGTTTTTTAATCTACTTTCACCTTCGCCAATTGGTGCTGAATGTTTAATAGCAAGTCTTGCATTGCCTATTTTTTGAAAACTGGTTTTATTTGTACCATACATTTTAGATTCGGCCATAGGATTTTCCTCGTTACGATTTGTTGACAAGTAGTTGTAATCTTTTTTTGTTAAGTTTGCCTTATTAATATCTCTGACATCAAACTTCATCATTCTTTTTTTAGAAAACATTCTTAGTTCTTTTAAAAAGTTGTACCAACCGTCTTGTGTACTTTCTAACTGATTATCAACAAAATCTCTAGAAACAATAACAGTCAATCCTTCAACTGGATCAATACTAACACTTACTTTTCCTAATGGAACATTTTCAGAAACATATTCAAAATCAAAATATCTCGCTTCTTCAGGCACGTTAGTAACTTGCCCATTCTTATCACCTATTGTGACGTTTTCAAAGCGTCCTCTAATTTTGTCAAAAAGATCTTTTGATATTGTGTCAAACTTATTCATATAGTTATTTATCATATATTGCTACTTATAAAGATAGGCATGGGCATTTCGTAATCGTCTTCAGCTTCGATTTGAACAAACGTATTGTAAATCTTAGGATCCCAATCTTTCATGACTGCAATCATTCGCAAAGATAATAATAACGCACTAACTAAGTCGTCATTTGCTCCAGGTTTTGCTTGATAACTACTACCTGTTGCAATATATGCCTTTAGTTCAGATACTAAAGGTTTGCTTTTTATAAGCATTTTATCGTTTTCAATCATAGTTTTTAATCTAGCACATGCAGTCACTTTACTGCTATGTGTTGTGTTAAACCCCTTTCTAAACTTTCTAACATGTCCTTTACGTATAGGTTCACTTACAAACAATCCAGGTATATTTTCTTCGCCGAAATCTTGAATAACTAGCAAAGCTGCTTCTCCTAATCCGTTATTTTCTACACTCCAGTATATACCGTTATCACTGCCACGTTCGTCTCGCAAATATTGGCATATATCTTTTAATACTCTTATTTGTCCAGGTATTCCTGTGGTATTATGTTGCCATTCTGCAACTTGCTCGTAAGTCGGTAACTCTATTACTTGTATTGCAGAATAATCGCCTCCTGTGCCCATACTAGGATCTAATGCAATAGCATAGTTGTATTTGCCGCTTGGTTTTTTGTACCAACGTGTTTGCCCATGTCGTATTGTAGGTTCTGTACCTTCCATTACTGCAAGTTTTATACTATTAATAAGAGTTTCGTCAAATACTAAAAACTCACAACCATATTCTCTACGAAACTTTTCTTCGCCAATACGACCGATTTCTTCTTTTTTCCACTGTTCGTCTCTATCAGGATGTTCCCACCAATCTGCACGGAAAGCATGGAACCCATTGCGACCTACATCATTTTCATTTCCATATTCGTCAAACTTGTCTTCTGCTTGTTTCCAAATAGTAGCAAAAGTATCTTCGTCGCTGTTTGGTGTGCTGGTAAGAATAGCACGACCACCTGTTGCTAGTGTAGGTGAAATACTAGTCCAAAACTCTTCCGCAATGTTAGGTTGCACAAACGCAAACTCGTCACAGTATAATAACGAAATAGACAAACCACGTCCTGTGTTGCCTGTTGTTGTTTGGCTGATTATTCTACTACCATTTTCAAACTCTATTGAACCTTTGTTGTAACTGGTTACACCTGCTCTAATATGATCAGGACAAGTTTCATATACATAACGTATACGCTGCATAATCTCTTGGGCACCTGTGTATTTGTGAGCAGCAATAAGAATAGTTTGATCAGGATTAAACATAGCATACCATGCTAGATAGATACTAGCACAAGTGGTTTTGCCTGTTTGTCTAGGCATCATGTTTATGTTAAATCTGAACCTATGATAACTATCCATTAGTCCTAACTGATATTCATACGGATCAAACAATAGTTTGCCTCTTACAGGATGCTGAATGTGAGAAAAGTTTTTTGCAAAATGCAAATAACCTGTGTCAGGATCCATACAAGCTAATAAGTCTTCAACTTGTGCATTTGTATATGTTTCTTGTTTGTTGGCTTTTTTTACTAATACGCCATCTAATGATTTTGACATAAAAATATTTAGTCAAAAAAATAGCGCCCAAAGGCGCTATTGAGTTCTGGGGGATATTTACATTTTAACGCAGTTGTCTACGGTTTTACCGCCTTTTTTCTTAGTGCCCATGCGCTTGTAGCCTTTCCAGCATACTTTGCCGTCTACGCCTTTTTGTTTTTCTTCAGGCAGTGTAGTGTAGCTAGGCTTTCCACACTCACTGCATGTTGACTTTTTTTCGGTTAATGCTGCCCATAAACGATCTTTAATAGATGCTGTTTCTACAGCAGGATCTTTTACTCTTATTGCTTTCATGTCTTTTTGGCGATGTAAATCATCACCACTTGGAAGCATATCTACAGTGTCCATATATTCTTCTTCTGGCTCGTTGTCATAATCTTCCATTTCTACTTCTTCTGGTGCTGGCATCATTGAAGGTTCGTCTTGCACATCATTTACACTGCCGCTTGTAACTGCCTGTAGTGCCATTAAAACTTTTGCCATTTGTGCAGTGTCATCTAGTTTAATACTGATTTCACCGCCTGGTGCTGCCATGCCGTTATCCATTCCCATTGGAGGACATTCTGCAATAGCCGATTCCTGCAATGTTTTCTTTTCAACATTGTCGAATCCTTTCAAAATGTTTAACATTGCATTATCCATAATAATCTCCTAGCTTAATACAGCTTTATCATTCATTTTATCATCAGCAGGTGTTTCTGCTTTGTAATCTTTATCGCCATTTTCTTTTTTGGCTTTTTCTAGTTCTTTAAGCAAATCCATTACTCGTGTAGAGCCTACGTCTGCTTGACCACTTTCGCCGCCCATGTCTTCCTGTGTTAACATTGGTTCATATTCTTTTTCGTCTTTTACTTCTTGATATTGTTCTTGTGGTTCGTCAGGATGTCTTACAATAATGTGACTTGCTGGTACATCGCAACACATTGCAATGTATTCTTGAACAGATTCTCTTGTGCTCGGATAACGTACTTCTGCGTCCCAGTAATGCACGTCAATATTTTCAAGTTGCGGAAAATCAAGTGGACGTTCTTGAATAGGTGTTTTTTTGACTTTTGACCAACTTGCAACTGCCCATTTTTCCATACATGTTTTTATTTGTTGTTCACAACCTTCAGGAAGATCGCCAGCAATGCCAATTTTCCAAGGATATGTTCTGTGACTTTCGTTTAATATTTCTTTGATACTGTTCATTGTACTATCCCGTTATACATTATTTATCACTTACACCCTTTAATCTTTCTAATAAACTGTTTCTATCAGTTACTACAAAACCCTCGCCGCTTGTAAATCCATCTGTGTCTCCAGAATCTGCATCTAGTTTTTGTTTCTTAAGTTGTAGCTCAACCATTTTGAGTTTTTTATCTAGTTTAGCAACTTTTGCATCTAAGTTTGTTTTTAACATATTACCTGCAACTTCAAACACACGTCCACTATAACGACTTTCAACATTCATACCTAAGTCCATTAAATCGTCATATGCTTGCATTGCTTTATCTGCTACTTCATTAAGTTCTTTATCAGCAAGTTCTCCTAAGCCTTTTACTTGTGGTAATGCAGCAGCAATCTTGTCAAGTTCTTCTATATCTCTTAATGTTTCTTCAGAAGCAGGAAGAGCTTGTGGAGCAACTTTTTCTTTTTCTATTATTTCTTTGTTTTCAGGCAAATCAAATAGATTTTCTAGTTTTTTTGTCATAGTATTATCCGTTATATACTAATATTATTTATCCTCTACGACCTGTATGGAAAATATCTTGTTCTGTTACAACTCTAAATGTAATTTTGTTTTGTTTACAATATGCTTGAGCAGCTGACCATTTAGCATGATTTAATAATACATGTGCTTGATTCTTTTTACTACGTCCAGCATTTTCCATTGTCATTTGATTACTAGGCTTTACTTCGATTAGTTCAGCTCTTTGTTCACCATTTGCATTTACATATGCAATAAAAAAATCAGGAACATATATTGTATGTTTACCTGTAAAAGGGTTTCTGTATGGAATCTTTATTGCTTCACTGGCCCATTTTGTTACACTAGGATGTTCGTCACAAAATTTCATAAAAGCAAACTCCCAACTACTTCTATATGTTGGAGTTCGCCCACCTATATATTTGTCAGGATTTTTTGGTGAAAACTTGCCTTGTGCATACTTTGCCATTAATCAACGATATTCCTTTCTTCTAATGAAGTATTAGAAGGTGTTTGTCTAAATCCAAGTATGCTGATTTTATTTCTATTTGTATTTAAAATAGCTGTAACAAGTTCGTTTAGTTTTACTTTATCTAGATTTTTTAATGTTTCTATGATTTCAAATACAGGTCTGCCTTCGGCTTTAGCTTGATTTAAAATCAAAGTCCCTGTACTTATAGCTGCTGATTTTTCAAATCCTTTTGATACAAAAAAAGAAACAACTGCATCTACATCATTACTTGCAAAGTTGATACTATCTTTTCCATAGTTTGTAAAAAAACTTTTAGTGGACTTTGCACTATCATTATTTGTTAACGTAGTTTCGTAGCTCATTTATAAAAACCTTTTGATTACAGCTTGTGTAATGTTTTGTGCAGTTTGATTATTAGGAAAAACAATATCTGCTATAGTGCCGCTAACAACGTTTTCAACTGCATTTTCTATACTACCTGGATTTTGCAAAATATTTGCTGCATTTACAACAACATTAGAACCAAATAAGTTTGAGTTTGTTTGTAACTGCTGCGATCCTTTTAGAGGTGCATTTCTTCCACTTAATGGACTTGTTGTTGTTGCTTGTCCTAAAGGACTTGGAGTTTGGTCGTACTTAAAATCTCCAAAACCCGCAGGAATGTTGCCCGGGTCTGTTATGTTTGAATCCATTACTACAGCTTCATAGCTTAAACGCATTCTATTTGTTTTAAACTCTGATCCTTCGCTATTTACTTCGTCGTGATCCCAACTATCAATAAGTGGATTTATTAAAGTAAAACTTGTAGAAGTTGGTTGCAAAGTTTGAGTGTGTAGTTGGAATATTTGAATACTAGTAAAAAAGTTGTCTGTTTTTCCAGGTCTATCTAAACCAAACTTATACGCCATCACATCCCCATTACTATATCCAGTATTTAAACCTTGCGATGTTCTTAAATATGCTGGATCTGTAACAACAGGTGAAGTATCGTAGTTATGAGAAGCATCTGAATAATAATATTCAAAATATTTTTGCCACAAAAAGTTTGTAAGATTTGCACTATCGTCATGCCATGTCATATTAATAGGATCGTATTGTACACCTGTTTGTATAACTTTTTTTCTATTATATTGGTTAAGTGTTTCTGTTCGCATTTGGTAACCTGGTAAGTCACACTGTTTAACCAAGAGATTGATTTCTCTTTTTGCAACATTATCAAGACCGTTTGTTGTAATAGTAATATTAGGATTTATGTTTAAAACTACATGATAAAGATGTTTTAGTTTTGGAGCCAAACGCATATTATTGTCAACAAACACTCTCGAAGCGTGTTGATAATCACGTAGTGTACTACCTGTTACGTTGTTTGCAAAAAGACCGTCGAATATTCCCATAATGTATTTATCTTATTAATAAAGTACCCATAAAATAAAAAAGCAAGGAAAAATCCTTGCTTTTTAAAATGCCAATAGTTTTGTAAAACTTTAGCCGCCTACCCCTGTCGTATTGTTTGTTAAAGGTCCGTCGATTGTTACATCTGCTGGATTTTGGATAGCGTTATCATACTGGATGTTAAGTGTGATAGATACTGGATCGTTGTTTGCGTATGCTAAAGTATTGTAGTTAACTTCTGTTACGTAGCAACCAAATAGTGCCCATGTATCTAGTGTTCTTTCTTCGATTGCACCATTGCCGCCATCTAGAATGTCAATGTCCATTCTAAACTTGTAGTCTTGTCCTGAAACTGGTGCAGCTTGTTCTGCAAAGTCAAACTGTTTCTGTATCTGTGCAGACACAGCAGCTTGCACATTGTTTGAAACATCATCTCTCAAGTTAAGTGTTACAGGGCTCCATGTGTGCTTACCTGCAAGGTTAACTTTTGAGTTGTATATTTCAATTGGCATGTTTTCAAATGTTAAGTTTGGCCTAGTTACATCGATAACTTGCTTTGTAAGTTCATAGTTAGGTGGTGTACCTGTACCAAAGTTAATGAGTCTAACACGGAAGCGATATTGTAGCTTTGGCATTAGTAAACCTTCGTTACTATTTGCTCCTGCATTAGGTACTGTGATTTTGTTTAAACCTATTGACATATTTTACTCCTATTCAAAAGTATTTATCATATTAGGGGGTTCTTTTATAAACCCCCTATTTAATGATATTATAGTCCTGAAATCTCTCCTGTGTTTTTAAGGCGTAGCGGAATGTAAATAAACTCTACTGCCTTTGTTGGTTCGATTGCAATGTCTACATAAAGTTCGTTTCTATCAATTCTTGCTGGTGTGTTGTTTGTTGTATCACAAACTACCAAGAAGTCTTGTATAGCTCTTAAACTTTGTAGTTCTAACATTAGACTTTCTGCTGCTGCCTTAATCTCGTCTCTTGTAAACTTATCATTTGGTTCAAAGATGTAAGGTTTTGCAAGTTTCTTAAGTTGTCCACGTAAGTAAACAACCAATCTTGCTACGTTAACTCTGTCTAATGCACTTGCATTTCTTGCACGAGTTTTTTGTCCGTAAACTACTAAACCTGCGCCATTTAGGAAAGTGATAGGGTTAACATTGTTTTCATAAAGGATATTTCTTTGTCCTTCATTTAGTGCAATGCTTACAAACTCGCCTTCGCCATTAATGTAACCTGTTGCAGTAGCGTTAGTTACGCCACCACGTCTTGTACCTGCTGGTGCAAACCATGGATAAGCAACTTGGTCATTAAGTGCAATAGTACGCAGTGCAATGTGCGATGCTGGAACAACAATATTATTACCTGCATTGTCACTTGTGAATCCACTTGGATAGTAAACACCCAAATATTCGTCACTAGTTACTAGGCCATTTTTATCATCTTCTGCCGAAAGATTTTTGTTTGTTGCCCACTCGCTTAGTGATGTTGTATCACTTGCTAGTCTCATTGGTGAGTCGCCTACAACAAATGCCGTTAGTCCTCTATCAGTATTCAGTGTAATCATTTCACCGATTAGTTCTGGATAACCAGGCGATGCAATTAAGTTAAACACATTTCTTTCATCATCACGGATATCGTCATTGTTGTTGACTGCTGCCTGTAGTGCTTGTACTACAACTTTACGTTGTGCATTACGTCCAAAACTACCTGAAC